AAGAAGGCTTCCGTGAAGTCCCGCCTTGCGCGCCTTCGCCGCCTTGCGGCAGAGGCCGATGCCGATGCCGAGGAAGAGGGCGAGGAAGAGGGCGAGGACGAGGAAGATGCCCCCGAGTCCAAGAAGAAGGCTTCTGCCAAGGCCCGACTCGCGCATCTTCGCCGCCTTGTAGCCAAGGCCGAGGACGAGGTTGAGGCCGAGGAAGAGGAAGAGGCTCCCAAGGCCGAGTCCAAGAAGAAGGCCGCTTGGGGCGAGTACGAGCAGGACCTCCTTGAGTCCATGATGGCCGAAGAAGGCATGATGCCCGAAGCCGAAGCCGACGAAATGGCCGATTCTGAGGACGAGGTTCTTGAGTCGATGCTTGGCGACGATTTCGGCGGTGACTTTTCCGAGGACCCCATGGGCGTTGTCGACGTCGAAATGACGCCCGACGAGCGTTTCCTCATGGCGAAACTCTTTGGTGGCAAGAAGGCCGCTGAAGATAAGCCCGAGGAAGAGGCCGAGGACGAGGCTCCCGAGGCTCCCAAGGCCGAGAAGAAGGCTTCGTTCCGTCCGCAGCCCCGCAAGCCCGCCAATGGCGTGACCCGTCTCGGCGGTGGCGTGACGAAGGAGGCTTCGGCTTCCAACGACCTGTCGAAGTTGTGGGACTCGGCTCCGGACGTTTCTAAGTATTTCTGAACCGTCCTAAATTAGCCTGAGTTTTCGGAAAGCCGATTGGGGTTCACACCCTAATCGGCTTTTTTGTTTCGTTAGATTGTTTATTGCTATCTGCTATTGGATAGCAGCCGTTTTTCGCGGCTTTTTCAACACCCCTCCCTAGTAACAGGGAGCAGAGAGACAGGAGACATTATGCCTCTGCTTGGACAGGCGAGTGGGGATTGGACGGAGAGTTCGTCGGCCCTTCGGATTTTGCACGTCGGTATTCGCAATACCGTCGGCATCCTGACGGACGACGCCTTCACGCAGACCAATCCTCCGAAGGTGACTACCGCTGGCACGATTTCGCTATCTGCTGGCATGAACACGGCGGTTCTCGGCGTGCTCGGTGGTTCGATTTCGTTCACCCGCGCTGACGTTGGCTCCAACTACGTTGGTGGCCCTACCGCCGTGGGCGTCGGCGGTGTCCGTCCCCTTGGCTTTTTCATCAACAACGCCGTGGGTCGTCCTTACGAGAACACCCCTGGGCCTGCGTCGGGCATTGGCCCGTATGTGTCCGCGATGGGCACCTACGGCAACAGCCTCTACGAGACGGAGAACCTCGATTCGGCAGCGACTCTCACCTACACCACGGGTGATTTCCTGTACGCCTCTCAGAACGGTTACATCACCAACGTCGCTGCTGATAACAACCGTTTTGAGCAGGCCGCTGCGGGCGTGACGCTCCTTGCGGTTCTCAAGATGCCCGCCGACTCGGTTCAGCCCGAGATCGTCTTCGACCAGCGAATCTGATAGGAAGGGCTAACCAAAATGTCTATCGACAACAGCGTGAAGCAGAAGCTCATCAGCGAGTATATTTCGACGCCTACGGGCCGTGCGAAGCTCGCTGCCTCTATGACGCAGCCCCTCCGTCTGCGCCGCGACTACATGGCGGTCGGTCGCAAGACCTTCCTCGTCGAGCAGTTGCCGGACGGTGCGCTCCCGATCTACGACAAGGACCCGGACGTGACGGCGTTCGTGGTTGGTGAGGAAGGCGAGAACATCGTCGCCATCACCAAGCCGCGCCGTGTCATCTTCCCCCTGTTCGAGATTGCGTCGAACCCCGAAATCCCCCTGACGCAGATCAAGGAGCGTCGTTACGACCTCATTGAGCGCGCTCAGGATCTCGCCCGCGCGCAGATTCAGGCTGCCGAGGACGAGCGCGTGTTCTCCGTTCTCGACGCGATTGCCACGTCGGGCTTTGACTCCGTCGCTGGCGGCATCAACCCCGACATTCCGGTTGTTGCCCCGATCAGCGGCGCGGTTCTCGCCGACGCCTACGGTCTGATCGAGCGTCACGACCTCCGCGTTGCCCGCGTGTTTATGAACGCGCAGGACTACACGGACCTCCGTAAGTTCGGTCGTGACATTCTCGACATCGAGAGCCAGCGTGACCTCCTCAAGACGGGCCTTATGGCTACGCTTTGGGGCGCGCAGGTCATCGTCAGCCGTCTCGTTCCGGTCGGCACCGTGTACGCGACGTGCGAGCCCGAGATGTTCGGTCGCATCCCGGTTCGTACCGAACTCACGGTCCTCTCCGCTGACGATCCGAAGGCCCGCACCATCGGCTTCTCCGTGTTCGAGAACCTCGGCATCGGCGCGTACAACCCCAAGGGTCTGTCCCGCCTCACGATCACCCGCGCGTGATTGTGATTGTCCCTTGAATGGGGCATGGTGCTAAGAAACCGTTGAAGGGAGTGAAACCCTTTCAACGGTTTTTTTTTGCCTATACCTTTGCGTAAGGCACAACCGGAGGTTTTATATGCCCGCTCGTTTACCCCCTTGGCTTCTTCGTCTGAATCCTATGCCCCCGCTTCTCGCAGCCGTGGCCGAAGTCGCCCGAACCGACTCGGCTAAGGCCGTCGAAGTGCCCGACGATGGTGACTTCGTATTTGGCGTCATCGCCGCTGCGACGAATGCTTCTTCCGACGTTTACTACACGGTCGTCACGGATGAAGATTTCGTCATTGGCGCGGGCTTAGGCTATTCCGGCGACAACGGTGCGTTCCAGATTATCTCCGGACCTCCGGGCGCAGCGGCGGCTTCGCCGATTGATCTGGAAGACGGCATGGACATTGTGTACCTGCCCATCCCGCCTGATACGGCCCCGAACTACATCACGTTGACGATTCGGGCTTTGGCCGCGAACGACGGCGTTGCTAAGTCCGGCACGTTGTATGTCTATGATCGTTTCAACTTCGATAGCGGTGGCGGTGCGCCCACCCGCACGCTCAAGTCAATCACGCTGTCCAAAACCTACGATGCTCCTTGAGGCCGCAAATGAAAATCACGGCGACTGACAAGAAGGCTTTGATTCGTCTAGCCGCGTCTTTACCTGCGGGTTCACAAGACCGCAGGGCGATTCTCCGCATGGCTTCCGAGCCTGCGGACCCCGCTGATTTATTGGCTGACCTTCGCTCGTTTACGGGCGGCGGGGGTTACACCAAGGCCGGATCCCCTCCGATCTTGATTACGGACGGCGTGGAATACCTTTGCGAAAAGGCTCAATCTTGGTGGCTCGTGGACGTGATTGCGTCTCACCAGGTGAGCCGCCGCGTGGCCGCGCAACCTTTTCAGGTGTGGCACCTGAAAAAATCAGGTCAAGGCGCGTCGGTTTGGGCTGACGATGGGAACGGCATGAAGATCGCTTCGCAGCGAATCCCCTACACCGACTTCCCCTTGCCCGCGATCAAACTTTACTGCACCCGCAACCCCGGCGAGCGTCCTATCGTGATGCTGCCCAACGAGTATTGAGGTTATCATGCTAGGTAATCAGGATCGTAAGTCTTTGGTGCGAGTCGCTTCGACGTTGCCGCAGGGTGATTCCTTGCGTCGTGCGATCATCGCGGGTTTGATGCACATCGCCAAGCCTGACTACAACAAGTACCTTGAGAAGAAGAAGAAGCAAGGCAAGCCCGCCCTCTCGAAAGAAGAATGGGAAGCCCGCGTAGTGAACACGGGCCACTCGGACGATAACAAGACCTACAAGAAGCAGACGTTCAAGAAGGTCAAGAATGAGGGCGTGAAGGCTCTTGCCAGAGAGCATGACCTTGAGGACGATGAGATGAACGACCTCGTGGATCAGGCTAAGAGCCTCGCGGACAAGAACGCCAAGAAGCGTATGTCCCCCGAGGAACGCAAGGCCAAGTTCTTGAAGAACATGGACCGTAGCAAGTACGATAGCCCCGAGGATTTCCAGCGGGCGCAAGAGCGCGTCAAGAAGATGAACGCTGGCGACTTCGAGAAGATGGTTTTCGCCATCGCCGATGAAGAGGAAGCCCCTGCGGGCAAGACCGCTTCTTATCGACTCCGCTAATCCAAGTATGCCCGCCATTGGTCGGGCATGACGTGGCTTAGTGCAGGGTCATTTGACTCGTTGACAACGGGCAGCACCTTCGGAGCCAACGGTGGTCTCTGAAGGTGCATTTGTGCCTCTTGCGGTGTCCGTGCTTCTTTCTTCTGATTGCACGGGTCACACGCTGCAACGATGTTGCCCCATTCCGTTTTGCCCCCGCGTGATCGAGGCATGACGTGATCGAGGGTGAACTGCCGCAGTAGCACGGTGCTGCCGCAGTATTGGCACGCGCCCTTGTCCCGAATCCAGACGTTTTTGCGCGTGAATCGCGGCTCGCACTTGTACCATCGTGCGGTTTTCTTCCGCAGGAACCGAACGACGCAAGGCATCGGCCACTCTTGCGAGGCCGATTTGATCGTCCTGTCGGGGTAGTGCTCGACGACTTCGGCACGCCCGCTATAAACCGTCGTGATTGCCTCTTGCCACGACATGACGGCAATCGGTCGATATACGAAGTTGAGCACGAGTACGTTCATAGCAGTTGCTAGAACGAATCACGTCTTACGCGGGGATTCGTCCTTAATGGGTTCGTTTGATTTTACCACGCGATTGCGCGGCTTGAACACGGGCAGGTGATCGTCATCCAAGTCTACGTCCACGGTGTTCATGTTGAACATGACCGCGTGCGACGACCGGATTGCCCGCTTGATTTTCTCGATTTCGTCGAACGTATCCATGATACGTCACTTTCATATAGCCAAGTTAGCCGCGCTTCAGTTCCCGCCACGTCGGGCGGGCGACCTGCTCAAGCCACGACTCCGCGACGGCGATGACGTGCTTGCATGGCCCCGTGCGCCCGAAGTCGGGGCACTCACACGCACTCCGAGCAATCTGCCCGAAGCGAATGACGACCATGTAGCCGTCATTCGGATTCGAGCCTGAAACTGCCGCCGCGACTTCGCTCAGGCTATCCCGAATCGGATTGACCCGATCCATGATGCCCTCCGCACGCTCGACCCGCGAAGGGTCCGAGGTATCGATCAGGGCGCGAACGCCTTTACCGACACGCTCGACGTGGGCGAGCGCAGCCTGCTTGTCACGCATCCGGCGAATCTCAGAACGAAAGCCCATGTGCGTTTCTCCTGTTGAAAGCCTTACGCCATCCAAACGGTTGAACCGCCCCTGAAAAACCGAAAATCGTCACTCGCTTTTTCGGTTTTCTGCACGGCCCCGAACCGTTTGGGTGGTGTAAGCGCATGGTGGAAGATGATAGACACGCCGGATTTTCCGGTGCCCGCAAGGGCGTGGGGGTTCAAGTCCCCCTGCGCGTGTAGTTTCTGCCGGATAGGGGGGTTGACGTTCTATACGGCTTGGGTAAAGTGGTCTAGGTTCGTTGAAAACGATTTCGGGTGGTTGATATCGACCGTCCCCGAACTAAGCCCCGAAGCCGTTGTTCGGGATTTGGCTTAGATTATCACGGCTTTAGCGGCTATGGGTCTACGTCGCTGAATAAACGACCGCATCTGGTTAAGTCCTGATGCGGCAGACCCTATTATCTCCCCACGAAGGCTTCATAAGCCCGTCGCGGTAAGTTCGACGATTAACCGTCGGACCTCTAAGCCGTGATCGTAAGTCCCCGTGATCGGGGATCGTTCGGTCGAGTTGAACACCGAGCGACACTCTTACGAGTGACCGTAGCAGTTCAGCCTTTGTGGGGGGAACCTGACGCCGAGGGTAAAAAGGGCGGGTCGAGCGGGGTACGTTGCT